AGACCCGGATGATGACCCCGGCCGAGTTCGATGTCTTTGCGCGCAGCCTGATGGCCTCGCGGGATTGGCTGGCCGGCAAAGGCGGCGGTGTGGAAGGTGGCTACCTCTGCGTGGAGGTCACGGCCCCCGGTCGCCCCTACCTCTACATCAATCCCGAGGGCAGCGATTACGCCCGTTACGTGGCGCGTTTGGGCTGAGGTGAAGGGAAAGGGATCGTTGATGGTGTCGCCCAGCCCCAACTTGATCAAAAAATAGTCGATCTTCTGCTTGCTATTCCATCCGGGTAGAGCGTTCATAGACCCAACGAAACACCACCTGCAAGGAGCTCAAAATGAACGCCACCAGCCCGATCTCCGCCACCCAGAACGACGCCTGGGGCTTTTACGGCACGATGAACAAACAGGCCGATGCCGCTTGGCCGCTGGCCATGACCGCGATCTCGGATGCCACCTGCCAGCCGCTCGAATCGGTCCGCGCCTTCCTCGACAGCCGCCACGGCCGTCACTTTGCCGACGATGTGCACAACGGCCTCTTTGCCGGCGCCACCCTGAGCGATGCGATTGAGCAAGCCACTCAGCGCTGGATGGGCTGGACGATTGGCCGCAGCACCAGCAAGGAGTACGGCATCCCCAAGGGCCTGCCCTACCTCACCGGCTTCGTGATCCACTGCGAGATCATTGAAGAATCCCTGGCGGCTTGAGCCATGACCCGCACGGTGCGCGCCCTGCGCTTTGATGCCAACCAGCGGCCGCGCGCCTCTGCCTGATCACCCTGGAGTGGCGCCGACGAACTATTACCGCCGTCACCCACCTGGAACGCCGTTACCTGCCCACTGGCAGAACAGCCACTCGCCCCACCGGCGAGTCGGTCATCGAAATGATGGCGCGGGACTACTTTGTCGAGCGTCTGTGGCTGAGCACCGATGGCACGGCGCTGTGGGAGCAGCAACCGCTGGCGCTCTGATCCGCTGGTCAGCCATCTCCAGCCCGACTGCTTCACAGCGCCTCATCGGCATCCAGCTCATCAATGGCATCGGCAGTCTCTGCCGAGCCGACCAGATCATCGAATCGCTCGCCATCCACTTCCCGCACTGCCTGTGCGCCGGCGTACTCCTGCCAGCGGCGAACGATCACATCCACGTACTTGGGGTCGAGCTCAATCAACCGTGCCTGGCGGCCGGACTTCTCAGCGGCGATCAGCGTGGTGCCGGAGCCACCGAACGGATCGAGCACGATGTCACCCGGCCGGCTGGAATTGCGGATGGCCCGCTCGACCAGCTCCACCGGCTTCATCGTCGGGTGTAGGTCGTTCACGCGCGGCTTGTTGAAATGCCACACATCACCCTGGTCGCGGTCGCCGCACCAGTGCCGGGTCGCACCCTCAGGCCAACCATAGAGGATCGGCTCGTACTGGCGCTGGTAGTCGGAGCGCCCCAGCGTGAAGGTGTTCTTGGCCCAGATGATGAAGGTCGACCATTTGCCGCCCGCAGCACGGAAGGCTGCTTGCAAGGTGTCGAGCTCGCTGGAGGACATCGCCACGTAGATGGCACCCGAGCAATGCGTCAGGGTGGGCTTGAAGGCATTGAACAAAAAGTCCTGAAAACCATCGCCCAGGTTGTCATTCAGGATCGGGCGGTTGGTGCCGCGCATCTTGTCCTTGGCGCTGTTGGCGTAGTCGACGTTGTACGGCGGGTCGGTGAACACCATGGTGGCCTTCTCGCCGGCCATCAGCAGGGCGAAGCTCGTGGGATCGGTGCTGTCACCACACAACAACCGGTGCTTGCCCATGCTCCAGACATCGCCCGGTTTCGACACCGGGATGACCGGCACCTCGGGAGCAGCATCCTCGTCGGTGTTGCCCTCGGTGGTGGTCTCCTCACCGGCCAGCAGTTCAGCGATCTCGTCGTCATCAAAGCCGGTAAGCGCCAGATCGAAGTCATCGAGCTGCAACTCTTCCAGTTCCAGGCGCAGCAGATCCTCATCCCAGTCGGCCCAGGTGGCAGAGCGGTTGGCCAGGATGCGGAACGCCTTGATCTGCATCGGCGTCAAGTCATCGGCCAGCACCACTGGCACCGTCTCTAGCCCCAGGTGCTGCGCGGCCTTAAGCCTCAGATGCCCGTCGACCACCTCACCGGTGCTCTTGGCGATGATCGGGATGCGAAATCCAAATTCCTGGATGGCCCCGGCCATCTGTTCGATGACGTGGTCGTTCTTGCGTGGGTTGCGTCCGTAAGGGATGAGCTTGCCCACCGGCCAGTGGTGCAGTTCGATGTCTTGCATAGGAGTCTCTCAAAGGGGTACTGATCCGAACCGCAACACGACCTATCGAGAAAGCTCCTCGAGGGCCTGGCGGATTTCGTCGTCCAGTCGTTGTTCGATCACGCGCGGGTCTTGCTCGGCAGCCAAGGCGGCTGCGAGTCGGCGTGGCAGGGTCTGCATCCGGTCGCGCAGTCGGCGCGCCAGGTTGAAGGTGCGCATCTCCACCTCATCGCTGCTGATCAGCTTGGCCGTGCGCTCCTCGTACTCGAGCTTGGCCAAGCGTGCGGCGTAGGCCTCCCGGATAGCTCGGCTGGTCTGGTAGTCGGGTGCAGAAATCCGGCTGGTTTCCACAGGTGGCGCAAGCTCGCGGTTGGCAACCGATGCCGTGGAAACCGGGGTGGAAACAGCTGGGGTTGCCACCTTGGACGCTGGTTTGCTGGCGCTGGTGTTCAGGTTCTGCGACGGCAGCGTGTTGCGCGCCCATTGGGCATCGGCCTTGGCTGGATCAATGGTGCCGTCGGGTTCTTTGCTGATGCGTCCGGCCTTGATGGCCTTGGCCACAGCGGTGTGGCTCACGCCACGGTGTTGGGCATAGGCCCGGATGGACAGTCCCATCGCATTCCTCCGGGCCGGGCGGGTCAATCAATCGTCAGGGGTGGCTCACCTCGGGGTGGAAACGGGTGGCAACTGGCAACCTCTTTTTGTCGCTGGCGCTAGGCAAGCCGGGCGGTTGGCGCGTCCCCCGCTTTTTAGATCGCCCGGGAGGACCCGTCAGATGTGTCAGATGCGTCAGCCACCATCACTGGGCCTTCGTCATTTCTTCCCGCAGCGCCCGTTCCATCTGCCGCTGGTACTCGCGCAAGGCCACGCTCCTGACCGTCTCGGCCATACCGAAGCGCGGCTGCACCTTGATCTGGGCCTTGGGCCGCAGCAGGTAGAGCGCCAGGATGCGCCGCTCGTCACGGCGCTCGAACAGCATCCCCGCTCGGTAGAAGACGGTGGGCTTGTTCTTGACCTGATCGAGCCACTGGCTCTTGGGGATCACCCGGCTCTGGGCCATCTCGCGCAACCGCCCGGCCGGAATGGGTCGCGCATCGGGATGGCTGCCGCCCGTCTCCTGTGCCGCCATGAACCGATCCCGCGACCAGACCTCGGCCATCAAGGTGCGGGGCTTGGCCGGCGTCACGCCGATACCCCGACTGATCCACGGCCGGCGCAGATTGAAGCGCTCGGGCAGGCCATCGCGCACCGCATCACGGGCATCGAAGGCCGTGCGGGTCAGTGCTTTGGCGGCGGCGTTCGGAACGTGCTGCTGAGCCAGGTCCGACAGATGCTCCGTCGCCTTGGCCACGTCAGCAGTGACGTCAAGTTTCAGCATCGGCGGACTTCCGGCGGCGTGCGGTAGCAGGTACTTCAGTCTGGGCGGAAGGCTCGACCGAAATGCCAGCTTGTTGCGCCAGGATCTGTTCAGCAGTGGCCGCATCGACTTCAACCGTCAGGCCAGGGACGAGCGAGCGCACGCCGCCAGCGCCGGTGATAACCACCGGGCGGGTGATGAGAAGTTTCATGGGGGTGTGTCTCCAGAAGCGGAGCAGGTGGGACGCGTGGCATTGGCCAGGCCCAGAAAGCACAACGCCCACCGGAACGAATCGGGTGGGCGCAGGTATTAGCAGTACGGGATTAATGTACTTTGTGGGGGGCCAGCATTCAAGTAGGTTTCAGGAAACAGCCTAAAAATTTTCTTTCTTGTCAGACCAAAAGTCATGGTCTCCCCAGTCAGGAGGGCAACCCATGTCAGCAGCGCTCACCTTCGGGACGGCAGGAAACTCTACGATCATCTGCTTCAAGCGATTGCGCCACGAGGAATTGGGGCAAATGGTCTGCATCAAGTGAGCCAGGATGCACAAGACCCCATAAACACGAGACGTCACGTCGGGCTTTCCCATCACCCGATCAAAGGCTGGGATTTCTCCCGGGTCCGGCATTTTGGGCTGGTCAACGAGGTTCTTGTTCCACAGCCGACTGTGGTGAGCCGCGATGTTGCGGACATGGTTGATCGTGCGCAGCCAGCTGGCCATGGTCTTCCAGTTCGACAGCCCATACTTGGCGGCAATCTGTTCCTTGTCGCCGATAGCCATGCCCTGATAGAACGTCGACAACAGGCCAAAGTCCCAAAGCTCGACGGCAACCCAGATCGGCAAGGGCGTGCCGTATTTGCTGCGGTAGTGCTTGACGAAATCTTCTTTCGAGCGCGCAACCAGGCCGTTGTACTTGTCGATCCAGTCCTGATAGTCCGTCTTGCCGGTTTTCGGGTTGATCTTCTTGGTGAAGTTCCCGTGCAACAGTCCTGGGTTGGTGTGTGCAAACGCATCGTGTTCGCCCAGCAGATGGGCAATGTCCACCCGGATGGCGATTTCGACGCGTTCAATGGCGTCGAGTAGCAACAGACGCAACCGCTTGTCGAACACGTAAAGATCCAGAGCATCCTGGAATCGCACACCTTCAACAAAACGGTCACCCCGCACCACGGTGAGCTTTTTGGAGATCGGGTCTTGCTGCAGCGAGGCCTCTCGGAAGGGATACCAGTAGGCGCTCAGCCGGTAGTAACCGATGCGGCGAAGGTAGTCCACGGCAGTTGCTTCGTCGGTCACCCCAAGACCGCGTGCCTTGAGCAACTGCAACTGCTCCTCGAAGGAGAGAAAGGGTTTTTGATAGGTCGTTGGCACGATCCTGCCCGAGAAAATGAAAACCCACCCGTACGTCTTTCGACGAAGAGGGGTGGGCCGTGTTGCTACGGATTATGCATCAGCGGCGCTGTCAAGTCAAAAGGCTGCGGGTCAGATGGTGGTTGCCGGAACGTCCGGTCTTTTGCCTCTTGAGGACAAGCCACGCTCGTAGCCATAGTACCGAGCCAGCACCCCCAGGGCTGCCACCAGATAGCCCTTGGCCTCATCCCGATCCTGCCGCCGACCGTTCCAGCCTTCACGCTGAGCCCAATCGCGGATCGACATCTGCAGTCCCGCCACGTACCACAGCGCCGATCCGGCTGGACTGCCACTGCCGCCCACCGCCTCCAGCGCATCCCGAACCGCACGGGCAGCGCCAGCGTTTTTTTCGACCATCATCTGCCCGGGCGCCGTTCCACCCGGCAGACCATCAAGCCTCGGGCTGGCGACACCACTGGCAAACGCCCGGGCAAAGTCCTGCGAGAACTGCTGCCCGGCATCGTGCATGGCGCCGGTGATGCTGCCGTTTCGGAGCATCAGCGCCAGCGTGTCCACGGTGCGGTAGTGGTCGACCGACTTCTGGTCATCGTCCTCCTCGCGCACATAGCGAATGACGCTGCCGTCAGGGCGGATCAGCTCATGGCCGATGGGCGGTTTGCGTTCGGCTCGTGCCTTGGCGCGTTGGGTTTTCTTGGTCATGGCCGTCCCTCCCCGAGTTGCCCGAGGGTCGCCAGCGCGCCATCCCGGCTGCGCTGAAGCGTCACCGACTTCCCGGTGGTCGCCACCACCGTCCAGGTCTCGCCATCGCCCCGGTCGATCACCTCACCCTCAGCCCAAGGTGTGCTCTTGCGGGAAGCGACGGTGCGCGCGCCGTAGAGCTTGGTGGCGATGCCGGTCAGGAACACACGATCCCAGTCGTCGTAGATGTCGTCGAGCGGCACCACGACTATGCCTTGCTTGTGCCAAGCCGCTGCACGCATCGCCCGCAGCTCCTCGGCATTGGCCGGCGACTGCGGTGCCATCCTGCCCAGAGCGCAGGGTATGGAGGAGGTATGGGTTCTCATGCCACACCCCCTTGGGCCATCGCCCAGTCCAACAGCGCCAGCGCATCGGCATGGTTGTCGTCGACAGGGTTGTGGCCGCGCGCCTTGGCCGCCGCGATCATTTCGGCCTTGCCGGCATTGCCCTTGCCCGTGGCGTGCTTCTTGATCGTGCCCACCGGCACACCCTGGTACGGAATCTGGTGGTGTTCGCACCAGGCGGTCAGGTGGGCCATGAAGCCGCCATAGATATGCGCAGCATCCACGCCTTTGTGGTTCCTGACCTCCTCGTACACCACCAGATCAATGCCGTCAGCGCACTGCTTGATCTCGGTGAGCCAGCGCTTGAAACGCAGGTACCGAAAGCCGCCGCCTTCGAAACGCTGCGGGCGGAAATTCTCGCTACCGCCGTTGATAAGTCCATCGCGGCCAGACAATGCCCAGCCAAGTTGAGAGCCCAGGTCGAGGGCCAAAATTGTTGTCGTCATGTTCGTCAGTCCTATTTTTGGGGGCGGTCTGACAGATCCGACAGAGTTGCCGATTAACCTCTTACGCGTGCGCGCGTGTACGCGTAAATCAGTAGCCCTGTCTGATCTGTCAGTCCTGCCCAGATTCATGTTTCGGGTCAGTTGTCGGCATAGGGCGTGAAGCGGTCTTTCGGGGGTTCCTTGAGACCCACACCCCGGAATCCGCGCAGCCCCATACCGTTGCGCCACTTCTCCAGTCCCCGGGTGAGCAGCAGATCGGCGAAGCGCTTTTGCGAGCCGACGAATTCCCCGGCGGCTTCGGACCACTGCTTCCAGTCGGTGAAAAGCTCGGCGGTCAGTGCCTTGGCATTGGGGTGGCGCACGCAGCGCTCCTCGAGCCAGCGACCCAGCGCGTCTTCCGCTTCGAAGTACTCGTCGGTGGCATCGAGCACGGGTTTCGGCGGCTTGAGACCCTCGCGCTGCCAGGCCAGACAGCCCTCGACACCCCAGCTGAAGATCCCGTTGGCCTCGGCCAGCAACTTGGTCTGCAGCTGCTTGTCGCGCTTTTCCGGAGGCACGGTGATCGTGAAGGGGATCAGGTGCAGACGGCGGCGCATCGCCTCATCGATGTTGCGGATGGCCGGTTTGTGGTTGCCGGCGATCACCAACTTGAACTGCGGCACATAGGTGAAGAAGTCTTGGCGCATGAAGCGGGCGGACACCCGGTCGCCGCCGGTGATTTCCTTGATCTTCGACTCGTTCCAGCGCCGCCCCTGCTCGGTCTCGGTGGCACCGACAAAGCGCGAACCCCGCAGTCCCGCCAGATCGGTCGGGTGCCGGTCACCGCGCGTTTCCATGAAGGTGTCCATGGGCGCATTCGCGGCGTAGTCACCGAGCAACGTGAACAGCGTGTTCACGAACACCGACTTGCCGTTGGCGCCGGTGCCGTAGAGGAAGAACAAGGCGTGCTCACTGGTCGCCCCGGTCAGGCAGTAGCCGAACACCCGCTGCAGGTAGGCCATGAGGTCGGCATCGCCGCCGGTAACCTGGTCCAGAAACCTCAACCAAGTCGGACAAGCACTGCCCGCCACCAGGGTGGCCGAGGCGATCTTGGTCATCCGATCCGCCCGGTCGTGCGGGCGCATCCGCCCGGTGCGCAGATCCACCACACCGCCCGGCGTGTTGATCAGCCAGATGTCGGCATCCCACTCATCGGTGGTCGCCGCGTGCCGACGGTCAGAACGCGCCAGACGTTCTACCCCACCCACGGTGCTGCTGGCAGCCAGCTTGGCCGCGACCTTGCTGCTGTCCGCACGCACCGCTGCGTGACGACAGACGTGTCGGATCAGATCCGTGGCCGCCAAGGTCTCTTCAGCCCGCCAGCGCTGCCCATCCCACATCAGCCATTTGCCCCAGGCCGCGATGTAGCGCCAGTCGCGTTGGTAGCGGCGGGTGAAACTCACCGCCAGTGCATCTTCGGTTCCCCACACCGTGGCATCGCTGTCGTGGGCATCGGCGTGCTCGGCAGACCCGAAATCACCAGAGGGGGCTGGGTCATCCTCGAAGGGCTGCACCGTGATGCGCGGCCCGGTGGCGATGAATCCCGCTACGTCGAAGCCCTCAGCCAATGCATCGGCGGCATCCCAGCCTTCCGGTTTGGCATCGGGCGGCAGCAGGATGGCGCAGGAGGTGGCACCAGCCGTGAGCACAGCCTGCGAAGCCGCCTCGGCGTAGCCGAAGCCCGGCTTGTCCCGATCCGGCCAAATGAGCACAGCTTTGCCGGCCAGCGGTGACCAGTCGGTCTTGTCGACCGGCGCGTTGGCACCGTGCATCGCGGTGGTCGCGCTGATGCCCGCTTCGATCAAGGCCTGGGCGCACTTCTCGCCCTCGACCAGAATCACCTGCTCGGCAGCGGCGATGCCCGGCTGGTTGTACAGCGGACGCGGCTCGGGCGGGGCCATCTTGCGGCGCTTGGCGTCCCACGGGCGAAACTCCTTCCTACCTGGCGCCGGGTCGTAGCGGTAGACGCAGGCGATCAGATTGCCATCGGCATCCAGGTAGTCCCACTTGGCGGTGGCCGGACCCAGCTCATCGACCGGGGCTTCGGCCTTCTTGCGCTTGGGCGGATTGCTGGTAGCCCGCCCGACCAGTTGCCCGGCGATCTCCAGCACCCGGGCGAAGTCCGCCTGGGTGTCGAGACCGTGGTGGGCAGCGATCAGATCGAAGATGTCACCGCCTTCACCGGTGGCGTGGTCGTGCCAGAGTCCTGCCGTCTCGCCCTTGAGCGACACCTCCAGGCTGTCGCCGGGACTGCCCAGCACATCACCGACCAGATACTTCTGGCCACGCTTCTTGCCGGCAGGCAGCAGCGTCATCAGCACCAACTCCAGTCGGGCCAGCAAATCAGCCCGGATAGTATCGCGCTGTTGGTTGAGATCACCGCCCGTGGCGTTGGCCACCGGCGGCACCGAATTGAAATCAAGCATGGATCAGTCCTCCTTGTGGCTGGTGGGTGTGGGCTTGGCAGGTGATGGAATGCACCGGTGCGCTGCTGGCGCTGACCAGTCGTTCGGTGGGCGCAGGCGTCACCGGCACCTTGATCGGCACCTTCTGCCAGTGCGCCTTCTCGTCGGCGAGGTAGCCGGCCTTCCTGGCCACGAAGCGCACGAAGTCCGGATGCAGTCCCACCAGGTCGCACCAGAGCGCAAGGTCGTCCCCGAGCAGAAAGCGCCGCGCCTCGCGCCGCATCCGGCGGTTGGAGAGACTCAAGCTGTCGTGAATGGCGCGGGCGAGCACCGCCACCACCAGCCGGGACTCCGGGGTCACTAGGAAGGTGTGACGGTTCAACACCTTCTCGATGGCCTGCAACCCGCCCAGGGGTTTGGGCGGCGTCCAGCGATCCACCCACTCGGTGCGATACGTCTTGAGCGCTGCAGGGCGCTTGAAAGCTGTGCTCATCACACACCTCCCCAGCAGCGCTGCGCGTAGCTACAGAACTTGCACTCGAAGTGGCTGGCCTCAGCGAAGGCGCGTGGCAAGAGCTCGCCTGCCTCGGTCGCCTGGATCACCCGTACCGCGCGGTCGGACATCTTCTGGGCCAGCGCCGCATCGAAAGGCACCAGCTCAAACCACAGCTCCTGGGTGTCCTTGTTGATGGCAGTGAAGAGCGCCGGGTTGCGGCTGATCCCTTCGACCGTGCCTTCCATGTAGGCCTGGTAGGTCGCCATCTGGGCGGCATAGACCGGTTTGGTGACCGCGACCCCGGACTTGGCACAGGCCTTCCAGTGCTTGTCGGCCATGGTCTTGCACTCGAAGAGCATCGGGAACGACAGCCCCAGATCTGGTGGTGCCGCCGTGATGATCCCGTCGACGTGCCCCTTGATCCGGCCAGCCGCCACCGAGAATCCGAACTGACCACCATTGGCCTTCTGGTTGTGCAACTCGAAGCCAGCCATGCGCAGCCAGCGCACGGCCAGGTCCTCCAGCACATGACCGACCTCGAACACCCGTAGGATGCGGCCAGAAAATCCCCGGCCGGGATCGACCGGCGCACCGGCGTACTCGTACTGCAACGCACGTTCACAGGCCACGCCCAGACGAGAAGCACCAAGGTAGTCACGCGGGATCTGCCCGGCACGTTCAACATCCAGCGCCACATCGATGAAGCCCGTTACCCGCTCGTGGAAGGCGGGGCGATGATTGAAGTCCAACATCACTTCGCCCTCCCACGCTGGGTGGCCTTGGCCGCCACCGGCTCTCCGGATTCCCAGGGCAGGTCGTCCTCCAAATCCGCGAAGGGATTGGCTGGATCGAAGGCGGTCGCCGTAGGTGCCGGTTCCAGCTTGGCCACCGGCTGTGGCGCCTGCGTTTCATACGGCTCAATGCCGCGCAGGGGCGGATACTTCGCCTGTTGGTGGTGAGCCGCCATGGCCTCCGTCCAGCCAGTGACGATGGCCTCGATCACCTGCAAGGCTTCGGCCTCGCTGTAGTGACCCAGCGGTTTGTCAAAGCCGATCTCGCCGGCCGCCTCGCCGAAGAACTTCAGGCAGGCGCGCATCGCCGCGCGCTCGAATTCGGTCGGATCAACCATGAGCACGTCCTCCTGCCTGGGGTCGGTTCGCAGCCACTGGCCGTAGAGCGCGTGAAACGCGTCCTGGCATTGGCGGCTGCAAAAGACCCAGTCCATCGGGTACCGGCGGGACTCGCCGACCTTGAAACGGTTGTCGCTGTGGCCGAGGCCACGGGCCTGCCGCTTGCAAGCCCAGCATTGCCCGGCCATTCATTGCCCTCCCTCCAGTGCCCCGATGAAGAGGGTCATCTGCAGCGGCTGGCTGCCAAACGCCGTGGCGCAGCGGGTGTCGAAGTCCCGGTAGGTCATCGACGAGCGCGCGATCATGGTCACCGCGTGGATCTGCTTTTCCAGCAAGGCGAGGCCGCCTTCGGAGAGCCACTGGTGGGCCTTGTCGGACAGGCGCTTGCGGTTCCGGATCTCCTCGATGATTTCGCGGGGCATGATCACGTCGTACACCCAGCGCAGCGTGATCTGGCCGATCACCGCTGGCGGGTTCTGCTGATGACCCTGGTAGTGCCAACCGAACAGGCGAAACAGCGCCCGGTAGTAGTCGGGGCTGAAGCGCCGCTCCCAGCTGGCCACCCGTTCGCGCAGCAGGCGCGAGATCAAGGCCTGCAGCGCATCGGGGGCGCGGTGGTACTGGTAGCCGGTGGCCTCGTCGATCAGCGCGACTTCACCGGTCTTGGCCAGGGCCTTCAGGATGCGCTGGCAGTTGGGCACCAGGTGCTGGCGTTTGCGGTGCAGTCGACCTTCGAGGGCGGCATCGATCACGCCCGAGGCGACCTCGCTGATGACCCCAGCCGGAAAGAACGCCGTGGTCTGGCCCGACGGCAGGCGGATGCTGCAGGCGTTCTCCTGCAAGACCTCCGCTGCACCGGGGGCGACATCGGTGAGCAGGGTTTTGAGTTGGCTGCCCCGGCGCGATTCGTGCAAGCCAATGGCTGTGGCCAGCTGGCGCTGCACATAGCCCCGGGTACCGTCTTCCAGCACCACGGCTTCCACCGCCAGGTCACCGAAGCGCACCACGCCGTAGTGGCTGGTGGTCAGGATAGGTGTGCTCATCATCGTCACGCCCTCCCTTACTGCGCCCAGGCGGGCTTGCCGCTGGGGACGGAAGTGGCAGGACGCGATGAAGGCGTGTGGGCAGCCGGAGGTGTGTAGGTCTGTGCCGCGACTGCTGCCGGCGCACCCGATTGGCCGCCGGCCGCATTGCCCATGCCACCCTTGGGCATCACGCCCATGACCAGGGCGTAGTCTTTGTGATCCGGCTCGATGGCGGCCTTGATGGTGTTGCGGTCCTCGCCCCGGCCATCCTTCTCGATGTCGATGCGGGCGGCGAACTCCAGGCCATCCAGGTCAGCAAAGCCGCTGATGCGACGGGCGGACTGCGCCTGCGGGCTGTTGTCGGCCGGGTGAATGTGTCGCGCGGAATTGAGCGCCGCCCTGATGAAGGTCCGGCCCATGTTTCCCCAGGTGGGTCCCTTGGCGCTGTGCAGACCCACGTTCCACCAGATCTTGCGTTTGGCAAACGGGCCCTCCATCACCACGCCTTCGCATGCGAGGTAGACGGCGCCGGTCTCGAAGCTCTGGGTGGCCCAGCCGCCGGTCCAGCCCTGACTCGGGTCATCGAAGCCACCGGGCTTGATGCTCAGGCGCAGCTTGGCCGCCGTGTTGCGCGGGATGAGGTCGAAGGATTGCTGCTGTTCAGCGTCGTTGAAATCGTTCCAGTTGGACATGGCGGGTTACTCCTGGGATGCGTGGAAATCGGGGGTGGCGTTCGTGAAAGCAGTGGCAGGCGCAGCCGGGCGTGCGATGGCGTCGCGGCCGAGGCACTTGGCGATGAGCTTTCCGAGGTGGGGTTCTTCGAGGGGGTCGAGCCGGCCACTGCGGTCCTTGCTCGGGAAGCCCCAGGTGTTGTCTGCGCCGGTGACAAAAGCGCGGTACGGGGTGCCGTCCTCCATCTTCAAGATGGCCAGCGTGATCACTTCATCGAGCACGCCCGGCAGCTCGGCCGAGGTCTTGGCGCCTTCGAGCTGCAGCTGGTAGATGCGGCGGTTGAAGTCGTCCAGCTTCTCTTCGAGGATGCAGACGTAGATGACGTGCTTGTCGCGCACGTGTTGCAGGTGCGTGAGCGCGCCGATCATTTCGGTGCCGAGCAAGCCGTAAGCGCCCCTCGTGTCGGGTTTGCCGGTTTTCTCGGAGAAGGCCGCCGGCTGGGTCTTGCACCAGGCCAGGCACATCCGCGAGAGCACGGTCAAGGAGTCGACGAAGTAGGTGTCGTACTTCGCGAGCTGCGCCGGATCGCCGTACTTCTGGCAGACGTGGTCGAAGTGGGCCTGCGAAAAGGCCTGCTCGGGTGAGGCACTCGGGCTGGGTCCAGCGAGGAACACCACCAGGTCCTTGAACTCCGGCCAGGTGCGCGGGCGCAGGGTGTCCCCCGCCCAGTCGAGGATCGACAGATCGCCGGCCTCGGTATCCACCAGCAAGGTGCGCTCGGCATCGAGCGTGCGGATCTGTGAGGTCTTGCCGGCACCCGGTACGCCCACGAGGGCGACCTTGGCGCAGCGTTTTTCTGACAAGCGCAGGTCGGCGCTGATGATTGGGAGTGCCATCACTTGCCCTCCCCAACGATTGCCAGGCGGAAGGCCGGCTTGGCGGGTTTGAGGGTGCGGGCAGCCTCGAAGGGACGGCGCAGGGTTTCTGGCCAGGCGGCGAACTTGCGCTCCGACACCGAATACTTCACGTCGATGTATTCGGCCGGATCGTCGCCGTTGCTGGCGATGCGCTGCGCGATGGCGGCCAGTTCATCCTGATCCCAGGACACCGATTTCTTGATCTCGACCGTGATGGCCAGATCGCCATCGGTCAGATGCGTGGTCCCGGTGTCCTTGCCGGCGTCGAGCAGTTGCGCACGGGCGTCATCGCCGTAGAGGTCATCGAGCGCAGCGGTCATCTGCTCACGGGC